AAGTATGCCGATAAAGAAGCATGGAAACTTGTACACGATCTAACTGAAAGTTTCCAATATTACTTGTTAAAAGCAAGTAACAATCTAGCAAGAGAAAGAGGTGCGTGTGAACATTTTAATCGTACAAAGTATGCTGATGGTATTTTACCTATCGATACTTACAAAAAAGATTTAGATAGCATCGTACCTAACAAGTTAAACAATGATTGGGAAGATCTTAGAAAATCTATCAAGGAATTCGGACTCCGTCACTCGACATTGTCCGCACAGATGCCATCGGAGAGCAGTTCCGTTGTGTCAAATGCAACAAATGGAATCGAACCACCTAGAGGGTTCTTGTCCGTTAAGAAGTCAAAGAAAGGACCTCTTAAGCAGATTGTTCCAGGCTATCAGCAACTAAAAAACTTCTATACATTACTTTGGGATATGCAAGGTAACGAAGGATATATTAACATTGTTGCGGCTATGCAAAAATTCTTTGACCAAGCCATTTCAGGCAATTGGTCATATAATCCACTACAATATGAAAACAATGAAGTACCAATGAGTGTAATGATGAAAGATTTGTTAACTACATACAAGTTAGGTTGGAAGACATCATACTATCAAAACACTTATGATTTTAAAGGCGAAGAGGATAACATTCAACCAGAAGGTTTGGAAGATACAAAGGTTGACAATCAAGCCAAAGATGTTATACTTGAGACTAATGGTGTGAACGGTGTGAACGGCCACGTAAATGGTACTAACGGTGTCGAACAAGGAGTTGAAGACGACGCTTGTGATGCGTGTGCAATATAATATGGTTTATGACAAAGGAAAAATCTACTAAAAAACAAATTACTAAAAAAGGTAACGATAAGAGAATGGACAGAAAAAAAACGGTGTTCAACCGTAAGAAGGTTGATTTCACGAAACAATATATGTTTTTTGGCGAGGACCAAAACACACAAAGGTATGATACTTTTAGGTACCCAGAGTATGATAAACTTAATCAAACAATGCTTGGATACTTTTGGCGTCCTGAGGAAGTTAGTTTACAAAAGGATAGAGGAGACTATCAAGAGTTCCGTCCTGAGCAAAAACATATCTTTACAAGTAATTTAAAATATCAAACACTACTTGATAGTGTGCAAGGTCGCGGACCTTGTTTGGCATTCTTACCTTATTGCTCTTTACCAGAACTAGAAGGTTGTATTATTACTTGGGATTTCTTTGAAACTATTCACTCACGTTCATATACACACATTATGAAAAACGTGTATCCAGATCCTACAGAAGTATTTGATACTATTTTAGATGACGAAAAAATTATTGAACGTGCAATTAGTGTAACCAAACACTATGATGCTTTTTATGATCTTGCCAACGAATACTTTAACAAAGGTAAAGGCAACATCTATGATGTTAAGAAAGCATTATACAAAGCAATGATGACCGTAAACATTCTTGAAGGATTGCGTTTTTACGTTTCATTTGCTTGTACATTTGCGTTCGGAGAATTAAAAATGATGGAAGGATCTGCAAAGATTATTTCATTGATTGCTAGAGATGAAGCAACACACTTAAATTTGTCAACACACATTATTAAACATTGGATGAAGGGCAACGACGATCCTGATATGAAAAAGATCGCAGTTGAACTTGAAGATGAAGTTTACGACCTATGGCGTAATTGCGTTGACGAAGAAAAGAAATGGGCAGACTATTTGTTTAAAGATGGTTCAATGATTGGATTAAATGCTAATCTACTTCATGCTTATGTTGAGTTTATTGCAAACAAAAGACTTAAAGCACTAGGACTAAAAACAATTTATGATCGCCCGCTTAATGCTAACCCATTACCTTGGACACAACACTGGTTATCTAGTGCTGGTCTACAAGTTGCTCCACAAGAAACTGAAGTTGAAAGTTACATTGTTGGCGGCGTTAAACAAGACATTGAAGAAGATACATTTAAAGGATTTCAATTATGATCGAAATATACGGAAAACCAATGTGTCCTTTCTGCGACAAAGCAAAAGCACTTTGCGAAGTTCGTGGATTTGATTACACATACAAAAGTTTAGGAGCAGACTATTCCAGAGAAGAACTAATGGAAATGTTCCCTGGTGCTAGAACGGTACCACAAATTAAAATTAACGGTAAAACAATCGGCGGCTATGATGCATTTACAAAGTATCTAGACGAAACAGGATATAACGGAACAGGACACACATTATAATGTTAATTAATACACCACACAAAATAGGCGACATAGTTACACTTAAACTTTTTTCAGGCGAAGAATTAGTTGGAAAACTAACAGAAGAAACAAATACTCTTGTTAAAATTAAAACACCATTAACACTAGTAATGTCACAACAAGGACTAGGGTTACAACAATATCTATTTACGGTTGATCCTGATGTTCCTTTACCAATAGAACGATCAGCACTTGTAACAATTACAAAAACACACGATCAGTTCGCAAAGGTTTATCAAGAAAGAACATCTGGGTTGGTAACTGCTCCAGCAGGAATGGACAAAGTAATAAAGACTCCTAACTAGGAGAGTCCTGTGAAAGTTGTAAGAGGTTGGCACTTTCCAGATAAAGATAATCTTTTATCGAAACAGGTAAAAGGCGATTATCCGCAATCAGAATATCAACAAGAAGCATTAGAAAAAGCCTACGAGCAGATTCGACAAGTTTCTAACTTTGAAATGGCTATCGACGTCGGAGCCAACGTTGGACTACACTCGCTTAGATTTTCACAAAAATTTAAAAATGTTATATCGTTTGAACCTTCAAGTATTAACTTTGAATGCTTGACTGAAAACACAAAGAACTATAACAACATCAAAACATTTAAATCAGCACTGGGCCGTGAGCAAGGACAACTTGAATTAAGATTACCAAGCAATAGTGGTAACTATGGCGCATTCAGTTTTAAAGACTTTGCTAAATCAAAAGAAGAATTAATAAAAGAAGTTGTTCCGGTTGTTGAATTGGATCAATTTATGTTAGCACCATCTTTTATTAAAATTGATACACAAGGCTACGAAGTCGAAGTTATAGAAGGCGGTATTGAAACTATTAAAAAGCACCGTCCAGTAATTCTTGCTGAAGTAGAAAGAAAACAACTCCAAGCAATGCATAATCTACTATTTCCGGTTGGTTACAAATTAACATGGTTAGGTAGCAAGGACAAGGTATTCTCCCCCGTACTTGCAAGGTAAATACTTGTATGCACGAATTTACAATAAAAGATCAAGGAAAACTCTACACCTTTAATAAATTTGAGGATATTCCTATGGAGTTTGATCATTTAATTAAATTTGTACCGCACGTTCCAGAGCCTCCGCACACGGAGATGCAACACGAAGAAATAGATCATTGGAACGACAAATTAAAAGAACTTATGAGGAGAGAAAGAAATGCCAGCAATAACACGTAAAGGTGACGCAGACGTAACACATTGTTCTACTCCTTATAGACAAGCACATAGTCCTAACGTATTTTCAAACGGAATACCTATTTCTAGACAAGGTGATGTAAACACAGGTCATCTACTTCCAGGTGCACCATGCCCAAGTCATCAGGCTCCTATCGCTGTAGGTTCTACTACCGTATTTGTTAATGGTAAAGGTTGCGGAAGAATAGGTGACGGTATCTCAGGTTGTACTTCAGTTGCTGAAGGATCGTCTAATTGCTTTGCAGGCGGTTAGGCTCTGCTCCAAGGTATTGGATTACCTTTATCATCAATAACTAAATCACTAGTATCTTTATATTGAGCAACCATTATACCTTTACCCTTACCATCTGCAATCCATCTACAAGGTTTAATTTCTCTTTCATTGTGATATCTTGCTAGGTGGTGGGTAATAATACCTCTTGCTTTTACGCCGGCCATTATTTACTTCCACCAATGTATCCACCAATGACACCAATTAGTCCTGTAACAGACATCTTCATCAATGTTATTACGGATTCATCTACTGGTCTGTTTTCTTCTAGTGCTACCACATAGTCACCTATAATGATAACTCCAAGAAGTAATAATACACCACTTGTTATTAATAAAATCACTATATCTTTAAAATTTCTAATCATTATTTTCCTTGTCCTTTGTAAAATTTAAGACTGCGTTTTTTAGACTTGTTCATTGAACTCATCTTGCACGAACGCTTCTTACCTGATTGACTTGTTTTCTTAGGCGTTGAAATATGACGTTCATATCCTTTATGTATTTTCATAGATTACGCTCCTGCTTTAGCCTTTAATGCCGCTCTTTTCTTTTCTGCCGCCATGGCTTGTCTTATTTTTCTACCAATTGGTAATTGTTGTACTATTTCGTAGATGCCGCCTTTTTTGGCTTCCCACTCTACTTTTACAGATGTGCTCTCTGTTCCGCCCTGGAATGATAGTACTGCTTTTTTATAACTTACTGCTTCTTTAGTTTCTACCTTATCACCGTCCGTGAAGGTAAAAGTTCTCATCTTTGCCATAACCCTCCTTGGTTAGTTGTTTGG